AGCTGTCAACGTCGCCGTGGCGACAACAGCCTGCATGGTCGGCTGCAGCTGGCTTGTGACGACCGGTGCTCGAGCGGTGAGGGTGACTGCCGGCGCGACCGCGGAGATGCTCGTCGGGTTCCGCTGGCCGGAGATCACCGGGGTCGGGGCTGCAAGCGTCACCGGGACGACGACGGCCGCCGTGACCGGCTGCTGCTGGCCTGCCACGACGGGCGTGACTGCGGCCAGCGTGGCACCCGATGCGACCACCGTCGTGTTGGCCGAGTTGCCGGCGCTGAACGACGGAGGTGCAGCCGTGAGGGTGATCGCGGATGCGACTGCCGCCACGTTGCCGTGTGCGATCCCGGACACCGCCGGAGGGATGGCCGCCAGCGTGGCAGAAACGGCCCCAGGAGCCACGGAGGCGATGATCTGGACAGTCACACCGGGCGGGAGCGCCGAGAGCGTGAGGGCCGTCATCACGCCCGCGACGGAGGCATGTGCGATGCCGCTCACCGTGGGCGGTACGGCTGCGAGGGTGATCCCGACCGCGCCACCACCGGAGATGGTGTAGTCGACGTCGATCGCCGGGGCGAGGGCAGCAACGGCGACGCTGGCCGCGATGGCTGTGACGACCGCAACCCTGACCGCCGAGACCGCCGGGGCGAGGGCAGCGAGCGTGACGGACGGGGCGACCGCGGTGACGCTGCCGCCGGTCGACTTCGAAACCGGGGCGATGGTCGGCGGGGCCGTGGCGTCCGTGTCGATCGCCGGCTGCGTGAAGCCGAACGCGAAGGTCGACGTTGTGGCCGTGGTCGGGTCACCGACGCGCAGGACGCTGACGGTCTTGGTCGCCAGCCCGCCGCCGTAGTTGCCTGCGGTGAGGGCACCGGAGTCGTAGACGAGCGTGTCGCTGTCGTCGTAGACCCGGGCACGGCCCGACCCGTTGCTGGTCGTCGTGCCCGGGGTGGCCTCGAGCTCGAACCGGTAGGGCGTGTTCAGGCTGATGGTGCCGAGGGTGGCAACGGTTGAGCCCGCCTGGTTCTGCACGGTCACCGAGCCGGCCGTCGACACGACCTGCCGGATGCAGTTGCCTGCCGCCGTGCGGAGCGTCATGAACTCCTGCACGCCGCCGGTCGGCCAGGACTCGAACGAGCCGTAGACCTGCCCGGTGCCATTGGCGTCCGCTGTCGTCGAGTGCGTCGTGTTCGCCTGGTCGGCAGTGCCCGGAGCGACGGCGCGCAGCCCCATGTTCGAGCCGCGGGACATGCCGTAGGTGGACGAGTAGGTGACCGCACCGGCACCGGCGATGATGACGGAGCTGAGGTTGCCGGTGGCCGTTGCAGCGTTCCCGTTCGTGCCTGCCGGGTCGAACCGCTTCAGGTTGGCGGTCATGCTGACCTCCTAGGCCGGTGCGTCGTAGCGGAGGTAGATCGCGGTGCCGGGCGAGGCTACTGCAGCAGCTGCGTCCCACACGTTGCCATCGGTGTCGGCGTAGGCACCCACACTGCGGCCACTGTTGCCGTTGACGGTGATGTTCGTGTCGAACCGTCCCGGGTAGTACTTGTAGGTGCCGCCGTAGTCGCGGGCCGTGCCGCCGAAGATGTTCCGCTTGAACTCCACGTCGGTGATCGCCGAGAAGCCGGAGGAGCCCTCAGGGCTGACCGAGGCCGCCCGGTTGCTGATCACCTTGAAGCCCGCGTTGCCGATGTTCCAGCACCAGTTGTCGGTGAAGGAGATGTTGCCCACGTGGAAGTAGGCCGAGTGCTGCGCGAGGTAGATCTGCGCGACGCCGGCGGTCTTGTTGCTGGTGTTGATGGGGGCGGCGATCAGCTCGTCGACGCCGTTGCCGGTCGCCAGCGTGTAGCCGACGCCGTCGGGGTCGAGGACGCAGTTGCCCGGGTTGGTGGCGTTGTACTTGGCGCCCTGGAAGAAGTTGCCCCGGTAGGTCACGTTGACGCCGGATCCGTGCTGGGTGCCGTCGTTATGGCTGCCGTCTGAGTGGCTGTTGGCCCGGCTGGCGGCGTACCCGTCGTCGTTGAACCATGCGAGGTAACCGATCCAGCAGCCCTCGACCAGCACGTCGGCGACCGAGTCGTTCGGGTTGTAGATCCCGATCCCGTCGACGGTCTTGGTGATGACCGTGCGGCGGGCGGTGAAGTCCGACCCGTAGATGCCGTTGTAGCGGTCGCCCGGGGTGGCCGGCTCGAACTCGCACCGGTCGAACACCGTGCCCGTCGCGGTGCCCTGGCAGTCGACCATGCCGCCGCCGCTGTTGCCGGAGTAGGAGTAGGTGAACCGGCAGTTGTGGAACGTCTGATTGGACGCGGTGATGACGACCTGGCCCGTGATGTTCAGGTCGTTGAACGTCGCGCCGGGGGACTGTGTGACGCTGGCCACCGTGGCGCGCGAGACGCCCGGGATGCAGCCGACGTTGTTGGCCGCATTCCCGGTGCCCTTCCAGACTGGGCGGGTGGTGCCGACGACAAAGCCGTCACCGACCGCCGGATCAAACCGGCGGCCGACCTTGATCGAGATCACCATCGGACCCACCCCCTCCTGGTCGAGCGTGACTTGCTATGCAGTCACAGCGGTCATGATCCCCGCCGCATCCCACGTGATCGTGAAGTTGCCGGCGGAGCTGATGACGTCGGCACCGAAGTCGACGTAGCAGATCAGCGGCGAGGTGCCGGCCACCCCGGTGTCCTTGCGGACCACGGCGTAGCGCGCGGTGATGGTGGACGTCGACCAGGTCACGTCTGCGGCGTCGAGGGCCTGCGTGTTCGTGCCTGCGGTGTAGTTGCTGGTCTTGGTGCCCAGCGTCGCGCCGCCGGCGGTGTAGCCGGTGCCGGACGCCTCGTTCGTGGCAGCGGTGAAGAACTGGTCGGTGTCCTGGTTGGGCGTGTAGGCGCTGGTGTGCAGCGAAACCTTGATGGTGTCGGAACCCCAGTTGATGGAGCCGGCCAGGAATGCGGCGAGCGCCGGCCCGTAGACCTTTGCGGTAACAGCCATGGTGATGTGTGTCCTTTCGGTGGGTCAGGGTCGGTCGGTCGCGCGGGGCCATTCATGGAGCCTGTTGCGGTGGTAGGCGGTGTGCGTCCCCGGATGGCCGGGCAACGCAGAGCAGGCCAGCCGCGTGGGCTGGCCTGCGTCGTCGATCAGGAGGGTTGCCGAGCAGCTGCTACGCGGCGAGGTCACCATTGGGGATGTTGGGCACGGCATACACCGCGGCCGAGGTGATGAAGCAGGCGGCGAGCCCGGCGATCCACTCGCCGGGGGTGATGGCCACCCCGCCCGCCGAGTCAGCCTGGACAGCGGCGGTGAGGGCGACGGCCAGCGGGGCGAGGAAAGCCACGACGGCCTTCCAGTACGGTGCGATCTTCTCGATCATGGTTGCTCCTAGTTGGTGGGGACGGTGCTGAACGCCACGTCGACGGCCAGCCACTTGTGATCGGAGTAGCGGCCGGGGTTGATGACCCGACCGTTGCTGAAGATGAGGCCGCCACGGACGAATGCGGCGTCGACGTTCTGCTCGCCCTGGTCGTCCATCGTGTCGACGTTCGGCGTGGCACGGGTCCAGCCGGCTAGTGGTGGCTTGGTCTGTGCGAAGTCGCCGGCGAGGACCGAGGGCCACTTGCCGTGCGCCTGCTTCTCGGCCTTGAGGACATCACCCTGCTTCTGCACGAGGCTGGCAACGGTGTGCGGTCGGACGTGGATCGCGGATACGTCGACGCCCTTGCCGCTGGCCTTGTGCCGCAGCGGGAGGGTGACGCAGCCATGACCGAACGGGGTGCCGAACAGGACCGTGCGCCACGGCAGCCACGAGAAGACGGCCGAGTCGAACAGGACGGCGACGGTCTTGCCCTTGAGGCTGACCACCTTCCACGTCTTGCCGAGGTTGGCCAGCAGGATCGCGCGGCCGGCGTCGGTCGTCTCGGATACGCACCAGACGTTCCGCTTCTCGGCCTTCATGAGCTGGCCTCGCGCGGCCCACGCTGCGGCGGACGTGTCGCCGTCGTAGGACTGGCAGTTCGCGACGCCGAGCAGGATCGGAGCGGCAGGGACGGGAGGCGGGGTGACGACGGGCGGCACGGTGTTCTCCCTCGCTGCGATGAACGCCACGACGTCGGTACGGAACCTGCCCATGTCGTCGCCCGGGTCGCCTGGCTTGCGGCGGGTGATCTCCTTGTGTGCGCCCACGGGCGGCCGGGTCTTGGACCAACCCATCGCCAGGACGAGTGCGGCGTTCAGGGCCACCGCTGCGGCCCGCTGCGCCGGGTTGTAGGCGCCGGGGGCCTTGACCTCGACGGAGATGGTGCGCCGGTTGCCGGAGTAGTTCGGGGTGTCGCCTGCCGGGTGCCACTCGCTGTCGAGCGGCAGGCCCGCGATGAGCGCCTCGACTGCCGCCTGGTTGTTCTCGCCAGCACCGTTCGCATACCCGGCAGCGCCGCACGTGATCGTGCCGTCGACCTGCACGGCCCACTGGCACAGCGGCGCAGGGAGGCCGGTGCGACCCGTGCGGAACAGCAGGTCGTCCTTCGTCTCCCACGCACCGGTGTGGTGGTTGACGATGCCTTGAGGCGTGTAGGCGACGTCGGAGCGGGCTTTGCGGGCCTGCCAGCCGGCGACGGTGGCGGTCTTGAACCCCCAGGCGTTGAGCAGGTCGAGGGCAGTCTGGAATCGTTCGGCAACTGTGGGCATGCTTCGCGCCCCTCCTTAGAGGGTTGGTGGTGCGGGTGATTACTCGGACTTGGGCTTGAGGTGGTCCTCGAACCGCTGCGACAGGGCGGCCAGTCCGGCCGCGATCTGCTGCACATCCTCGGAGAGCTTCGACGTGCTGCCGTGGTTCGGGGTGACCTGCGCCCTGATCTCGGCGATTTCGACGTTCTGATCCTCGATGCGCTTGCTGTTGGCCACGTCGAGGGCGTCCACCTTCTCGCTGACTGCGTCGATGCGTTCCACCATCGAGGGCAGCTTGGGGATTCCCTGCTCCTCAGGCCTACCGAGCAGCAGGTCGACGGCGCGCGTCACCTTCGCCGCGATAGGGTTCACGGTTCTCCAGACCACGTACAACGCCCCTCCCAGCAGGATCAGGGCGCCGAGCGCGCCGATCAGATCGCCCCATTCCACGTGCCATTCGAAGCTGGGCATTCAGATGCTCGCTATCCAACTGAGCACGATCGCGGAACCCCATGTCTGCGAGGTGGGGGCGATGTTGGGGACGATGACCTGGAAGCCAGATGTGGTCGTGCTGAGTACGCGAGGCGTCCCCAGGAAGCCATTCACGCCCACCGTGACGCTCACCACGACTTGCGGCACGGACGGGAAGGGCGTCGGGAATGTCACGGTTGCAGCCGTCGAGTTGGCGCCGCTGGCGACCGTCTGTGCCGGGATGGATGCAGTCCCTACCTGCGGCAGGTCGGTGGCCAAGAGCTTCTGTCCTGCTGCTTTTCCCATGTCGTTCTCTCTCTCAGTGACCGAGGCGGTATTCGGATTCGACTACTCCGGCAATGTCGTCCTCAAGGACGAACGACGGGTCGGGCGCTGTGCTGAACGCGAGCGTCCAGTCCTTGTCGGTGACCGTGTCGGTGTAGCCCTCCACGGTCTGCACCGACGGGGTCGGGATCTGTGACGGGGTGCCGGTCGGGTAGATCCTCGACTTGATGTCGAGCCCGAGATAGACGCCCGTCTTGGTCGAATCCATCGGCCACAGGTTGACCGCGATGCCGGACATCCGGCTTCCGGCCCACACGTCGCCGGTGTTCGCGAACCAGGTGACGAGGTTCGTCAGGTCGAAGTCGAGGAGCAGCCCTTCGAGGTTCTTCTCCTTGCGCGGGAACTGGTCGACGTTCGCGGTCGCCCTCTTCACGCCGTCGACCTGGACCTCGGTGTAGAACAGGCTCTCGTCGTCGTCCCACAGGAGGTCGGTCAGGAAGTCGGCAGAGTCGAGGTCGACCCGCGCCGGGCAGTAGCTGGAGTCGAGCCACTTCGGTACGCCGAGGCGATCCGCGATGAATACCGCGTCAGCCGCGGCGGCCAGCGTGTTGCCAAGCTCGGCAGGGTTTGATCCCTTCAGGATGGGACGCTCCATGGTGCGGTTGTAGGTGGCCGTCGCCGAGGTTGCATAGCCCGCCTCGGATGCTGCCCGGTTGATCCAATCAACCACCGGGCCCGGACCGCCGAACAGGTTGAGTGATAGTGCGTTGTACTCGGACAGGGTGATGGCCCGGTTGACGATGGCAAAATGTGAGATCGTGCCAGCCTGCGGGTTGGACCCAGGCGCAATCGTCACGGTAGACCCGTTGAAAACCCCCGAATGTAGCCGGGAGACGGCCCCGTTCTGGCCGCCAATCAACTCAATGGTTGTTGGGGTGATGTTCACGGCGAGCAGGATAGGAACACCCTTGACAGGGCGGGCCACGGGACCGTTGGAGTTGAAGCTGTCAGTAACCCCGCTCAGGAATGTGCACGCGGTCAGCAACCCATCGATTCCGCTCTGCACCACATTTAGCGCATTGGTGCCCGTGGCGAGCGTGAAGATCCCGTCAGATGAGGACGAGTGGGACCACGGCATATCCTTCGAGGGGGTGTAGATCATCAACACACTGAACGTTGTGCCCAGCCCGGCCACTGCGCCACTCGACTGCATCCGCCACGCAAGCGAGGCATCGTTCGTGAACGTGAGCTGCGTGGACGCCTCAAGGGTGGCCGGACCCTCGGTGCCGAACTTCAGGTGATCGTCTACCGTGTCGGCGCCTGCGGTGAGGGTCGCATTTAGGCGCATCCCCCCGTTGGCTTCGGCAGCAAACGTGGAGCCGTCCGCGTCGTCCATCTTCCACCAGTAGAGCGGTGAGAGCGCACCGATCAGCGACTCGGCCCAAGAGCGTACGACCGGGCTCATAGCCATCAGTCCGATGACATCCACGCAGGTGATGGTGTTATCGGCGACCTTGCGCGAGCCCTTGCTCCACTTCGTCGGGGCCTTCCGCACGTAACCGGTGAACCGCCGGACACCGTTGGCGGTATAACGGACCGGGACCCACTTCTTGAAGTTCGCCCCGTAGACGCCGGCGGTGTTGCCGATCGTGAACCGGCCGTCGGAGTTGTCGACGGTGAAGACGAGCGTCCCCGGGTCGGGGTCGCTCGCCTCGTTGTTCCGTCCCCGGGTGACGGTGATTCCGGCGGCGAGCTGGACCTTGTTGCCCTGCGCGCTGCTGGCGATGTCAACCCAGGAGCCGCCGAGGAACAGTTCCATGGTGATCGTTGGTGCGGTCATCCGAGCCCCAGCCCTCTCCCACCCAGCAGGCCCTTGAGGGCCAGCAGGGAGTCACGGTTGACGCGGCCTATTGCAGCCAGGTCGGCATTCGGCGGCACATTGAAGAACTGCTGAACGATGACCGACCCACGACCGCCGCCGGAAACGACGCTGGGACCAGAGCCTGACATTTGCCGGGAGCGGGCTTGGGAGATGACCGTGCCCATCGTGTCCGGGACCCAGAACTCGTCCTTGTGGAACTGCGCGATCTGCCCCACGGGGGGGCGACCGCCGCCACGGTAGGCGCTGATCTTGAGGCCGCCGGCACCGATGTCCTTGAGTTTGATCGTGGACACGCCGGTCTTCTTCACGTTGGCGGTGACTTCGACCCGCTTATCCCTGAGTGCCGCCAGCTTGTCGCGCATGTCCTGGAGCTTCTGACCACCCACGCCGTTCGCCTTGGCGGTGACGATCTTGTCGTGAAGCTTCTTGATCTGGGTGTCGAGCCCCTTCACCTTCTCAACGCCGGGGGTCTTCGCATCCAGCACGACCGGCTTGGGGTCGGGGATTCCCTGCAGGCTGTTCGCCCAGTTCGTCGTAGCGTCGGCGGCGTTCTGGATGCCCTTGCCGAATGCCTCGAGGTCCTTGTTCCCGGTCAGCTTGCCGGTGGCCTCGAGGATGACCCCGATGCCCTTCGCGGTCTGGGCGTTGGCGCTGATCCAGAACTTCAGGACGGGCAGGAGCACAGAGTTCCAGAACCAGCGCATCATGTTGCCGAGACCGTCGAAGGCGCCCTGGTTGTCCTTCACGAACTGGGTCACGTTCTGGATCGCGGGCACGAATACCGAGTTGAAGAACTCGGCACCCTGAGTGAGCAGCGGCAGGAGCATCGAGCCGAGGGTGACCGAGAGGCCCTGCATCGCAGCGTCGAACTTGCGCTGCTCCTCCTTGTTCTTCTTCAGCGCGTCGAGCTGCTTGCCCGACATGGTGTTGCCGGTCTTGTCGGACTGGATCCCGAGCTCCTTGAGGCCGGCGGCGCCCTTGTTCAGGAACGGCAGCATCGCGAGGCCGCCCTTGCCGAACAGCTTCATCGCCGCGGCCGACTTCTCGGCGCCGTCGGGCATGGAGGCGAACTTGTCGGCGATCTGCGGGAGGAGATCCTTCATCGGCAGGAGCTTGCCGTGGGCGTCGGTGTACTTGACGCCGAGGGCACCGAGCGCCGAAGCGTTCAGGTGGCTCGCCGCGGTGGCCGTGGCGAGGTCGCCCTTGAGCTTGTCCATCTTGTCGGCATAGCCGGAAGTCTTCGGGCCCGCAGCTTCAAGGGCCTTGATCTGGGCGCGAATCGCATCGGCGTGCGCCTGCGCCTTCACCTTCGCGGCCGCGTCCTTCTGCGACATCGCGACGACGTTCTTCGCGAAGATGCCCATCGACTTGGCACCGGTGGCCGCATCGATGCCGGTCATCTTGAACGCGAACCCGAGCCGGGATGCATCCTCAGCGCCCATGCCGGTGACCCGGGAGAGTGTGCGGGTTTCGCCCCCGACCCGCTTGAACGTGTCGATCGACTGCTTGCCGAACTTGACCGCGATTGCGGCGCCCGCGACGACAGCCGCGGCGCCGATCCCAGCGATCATTCCTCCGGCCAGCTTCGCCTTCCCCTTGAAGCCCTCGGCATCCTTCATCGCGCCGCGGAACCCGCTGCCGACCTTCTTCAACGCCCCGGTGGCACCCTTGTCCTCACCCAGCAGCACGAACCGGATCGACTTGGAGATGTCAGCCATTGCGTGCCGCCTTCCTTGCGTGCTCGACGAACTCAACGGCCTGCTCGAACTGCCACCAGGTCAGGGCGTCCACGTCGGCAGGGGACCATCCGAAGTGCTCACAGAGGGCGAGTTGCCAGCGGTAGAGCAGGATCAGCACGGGCTCGAACTTCGCCGGTCGTGGCCGCGCATCGGCGGTCGGGTACTCCCGGCTCGGAATGAACCCGCCTAGGCTTTTCCCGGGTCCACCTCGTCATCCTCAGCGGCGTCGTCATCGATGAACGGCTCCTCGAACCCCTCCGAGGAGAAGTCACGATCAGCCAGGTCGTAGACCTCGCGGAGCGTCATGTGCTTGCCGGACATGTTGACCGCGGCCCAGATCCCGACCCGCACCGTCAGCGAGTAGTACGGGTGCGACACCATCCACAGCGCGAAGTCCTCGGACTCCTGCGCGCTGCTGGCCACGCCCGCTGCGAGCTCGTCGGCGGAAGGTCCCTCATCGGACTGCTGCAACTCGGTCAGCTTGTTGAACGAGTCGGCCGAGAACTTCTGGCACTTCCATGCCGCCTCGGACCACTTGTTCACCCCGGGGAACAGCCCGTCCTTCGCCATCGCGGCGAGCTCCTTGTCGAACCGCAGCCCCAAGGTCATCGGGACCGAGTCTGCCGAGACCTCCTCGAAGTCCTCCCAGTCGGTCGGGAAGTCGGCCTCGTTGCGTGCCGTGATAATGCGAATCACTTGCCCCCCTAGATGACCTTGCGGACGGTCTTGGTGACCGACTCCGCGACCTGACGCTGAAGCGCCTCGGCTTCCCTGGCGAACTGCTCGGAACCCTTACCGGAAGGCACCGACTGGGCCCTTTGCCCAGGCAGCCATCGGCCGTACACGGGGTGTCGGATCGAGCCGTCCTCGAACGGGCCCATGCGCATCCCGAGCTTGTTAGCCAGCTGGATCTTCACGCCGCGGCGCAGATCCACCAGCAGTGAGACGCGGCCCTGGCTGCGGACCTTGTCAGCCAGCCCGCCGCCCTTGGGCATCGCGTCGGCGATCGCTGCAAGGATGCGGTCACCCACCGGCTTGGCCGCGGCCCGGAGGTCGCGCCGCATCTCCAGCACGACCTTCTTGTTGTCCGGGCCGAGGAGCTTCGCGGCTTCCTTGCGATACTCCTCGGTCCGGACCTCAAGCCTGGACATCGGACTACAGCGCCGCGTCGCCGGTGCGGTTGACCTGCCAGGCGGCCTGCGTCGACGCCGCGGTCTTGACTGCCCGGTAGGAGATCGACGTCGCCGGCTTCTGGCCGTCGGCGTTCGACTTCACCGGGTCGGTGATCTGCAGCGCCGGCGTCACGAACTGGTGCACGTCGGTGCCGGTCGTGAAGCCGACCACCAACGGGAACGAACCGTTCGCGAGGTAGGTCGCCTTCAGGGCTGCGATCGCCGCGACATAGTCGGCGTCAATCGTGCCCGTGATCAGCTGCTTCATCACCGGCGGCTGGTTCTTGCGACCGGAGTTGTTCGCCCGGAAGTCCTCGGCGTCGATGACGTTCTCGATCTTCATCGACCAGGACTTGATCCCGTCCAGCGGAGTGACAGAGGAGCCGAGCGCGACCGTGGTCGGCTCGGTGACCGTTCCCGTCGACGCGGTGAAGCCTGCGAACATGAACCGGTTCGAGACGACCTGCGACAGCGAGGCCTTCGCGATGACGGTCGACATCGTGCGGAAGTCCCACTCGATGGTCATCATCAGGACGCCCTTGTTCTCCATCTTGAACTCGATGGACTTCACGATGCAGCCGATGTAGGTCTCCACGTCGTAGGTCGCGCCGTCCCACTGGGGCTTCGCGAGCTGCAGGGTGGGCGCGTCGAAGAACTGCGACAGGCTCGGGGTGAACACCTGCTGGTACAGGCCGGCGGAGACCAGCGTCGATGCGCCGGCGCCCCACGCGCTCTTGTAGATGCGCCCGAATCCCTTGGCCTTGACCTCGTGCTCGATCGGCCCGCCGCCAGTCTCAGAAGCCCGGTAGGAGTCGGTGTCGAGCTGGATCGAACCGGGGTTCAGGACCTCGCTCACGCCGTCGTCAGGGGTGAAGACCAGGCCGGGGTCACCGACGTAGCCGTGAAGCCGGTCGAGGGTCGCTGCGGTGTCGTAGGCGCCCTGCGGCGCGGACGATGCGAGCTGTGCGTCGCGGTATCCCATGATCAGGCTCCCTTCTTCTTCGGGGTGACGATCGTTCCGGCGGTGTCCGGGACGAACAGTTCAGGGCCGGCCTCGCCGACGAAGGGCGATGGGTCCTCGATGCCGGAGGCCTGCCGCAGCTCGGCGAGATGGTCGGCGAGGAACTTGTCGCGGAGGGCGACGTCCTCGGCGACGGCGTCGGCGGGCAGCCCCCAGTTCGAGGGCTGGATCAGGAGCAGGGCAGCAACCTCGGGTGGGACGTCGACCACCTCCTCGAACTTCACCAGGCGCATCCCGAGGGCGGCGACCTTGAAGTCGTTGTGCTGGTCGTCTTGGTTCTGGATCTTCATCGGTTTTGATCTCCTCAGGTGGTCGCTTGGTAGGCGAGGCGGAACAGCAGGTAGGCGGTGCACCCGCCATCGACCCGGAAGGTCGAGAGTTCGTAGGACGAGAGCTTCAGCTCCCACAGGCCGGTGACCCCGAGCAGGTCCATGTCGGAGTAGTTGTCGATGACGAACTCACCGACCGCGGAGCGCAGGGCGAACACGTTGGTGATCACCTCGGACATGTCATCGGAGCCGCTCACCGACCAGGCCGAGAGGGAGATCTCGCCGACGTCATCGAACCCATCCCGGGTCATCGACGTGCGCCAGTCGGTCCCGCCAGTAGCCGCCACGCTCGGGGCGTTCGCCCCCGGATCCGTCACGCCGATCCCGAGGTAGTCGCCGCTAGACAGGCCAGCCGGGTCGCTCAGCGAGATCTCGGCGTCGATCACCTCGGGCAGCTGGGCGTATAGGGTGAACATCAGGTCGGGAGCGACCGAGAAGCGCGAGCCGGCCATCAGCCGATCCTCGGCACGAGCATGTAGTCACGGCCAGCCTCGAGCGCCGGGAACGGCACAAGGAAGCCGACCGGATCGGTGCCACTAGCGGATCGGAACTTGCCCACCGTCTTCAGCCATTGCTGGCCAATGTGCAGTGCCATCGAGCGCGCCCAGGCGGGAGCGACCGGACTTGGCGCGGTGGCGTCGTAGTAGCCGATGTCGTAGGTCACCAGCAGGCTGCGCCATTGCCGGTAGCCGTCGCGCCGCTTGAGCAGCTGGCCGTCCCAGCGCCACAGGGTGAGGTCCTGCGCGACGCCCGTGCGGTACTCGGTGATGCTGGTCACGCCCCGGGTCGCGGGGTAGCTCAGGCACATCCCGGTGGAGCCGTAGACCTCCACGAGCTCGTCGGTGATCGTCGTGTAGGCGATAGGCCCGCAGAGCTCCTCGACCTTCCCGCACGCGACGTCGGCGGCCAGGCTGAGCAGCTCGTCATCCCCGGCCTTCTGGTTGCCCACGAAGGACCGCAGGCTGTCGGTGGTGATCCAAGCCATGCTGGCCTCCTAAGCCGAAGGCCCGGGGCCGGCGCTTCGTGGGCGCCGGCCCCGGGGAGTTGGGATCGGATCAGGCGGTCGGGGTGACCTGGAAGGTCTTGAAGGCGTTCGCGTCCTGCAGGGTGCCGTCGAACCGTGCGAAGCCGAAGAACCCGACCTGCAGGGAGTCGGCGTAGCGCTCGACGAGCCGGAGGATCTGGACGCCGGCGGTCTCGCGGACGATGTACGCCGACTTGATCGAGCCGTACCCGAGCGACTTGGCGTTCTGCGCGACGGTCGCCATGTCCGGGTTGATCAGCACGGGGCGGCCGATCAGGGTGTCGGGCACGTTGGCCTGGAGCGCGGGCTCCCAGATCGGGCGACCCGTGGTGTCGACGAGCTTGCGGATCGCCTTGCGGGACGTCTGGTGCATCATCCACTTGCAGTTGGGATCGTTGCCGTACGCCGGGTCAAGCGACTCCATCAGGTCGATCAGGTTGGTGTACTGGATGCCGCCCGTGGTCGCGAAGGAGCCGGTGCCGGTGACCGCAGCAGCGGGGACGGTGATGCCGTCCGGCTGCGTGGTGCCGACACCCACGGTCGCGTGGTTGTTGAGGATGCGGCCGAGACGCTGGCCGATCTTCTTCGCCAGCCAGGTGTCCGCGTTCGGGCTGTCCTGCATGAACTGCAGCGACGCGAGGATCAGCTTGGAGGTGTACATGTACGCCTCGAGCTGGCCCTGACCGTAGGTCACGTCCTGCGCCGTGATGGTCGCGTTCTCAGCGAGCAGCGCGCCCATGTTGCCGGTGTCGTCGTTCGTCGGCCAGTTCATGATCGCGCCGGTGTCGGTGGTGATGTTCTCCGACTCGTCGAGCATCGGACCGTAGTACTTCATGGTCTCGATGACAGTCGCACGGAACAGCGGGGCGACGGTGAAGCCACCGGCAACACCGGTGCCAACGCCGGCAGCGTTGCTGATCCGCTTGTCCTGCGCGAACCGGGCCTGCATGATCTGGCGGGGGTCGCCCTCCATGTCGTTCAGGCCGTAGCGGAGGAACTGGCTGAAGGCGTTCTCGAACTTGGCGTCGTCGGTGTCGACGGGGCCGGTGCCGGTGTAGAGGCCGGGGTGGTTCTCGAACTTCTTCTCCAGGGAGGCGTCGAGCTTGGCTTCCTTCTCGTCCCGCTCGATGCGGTTGGTCAGGCTCTCGAGGTCCTTCTCCATCTTCTCGTAGGATGCGGTCTCCTCGCCGTCGAAGTCCCGGTTGGCGTTCCGGGCGGTGGCGTTGAGAGCCTTCATCTGCTCCCAGATGGTGGCCCGCTCTGCGAGCAGCGTCATCGTGTCAGACACGGTTGTTCCTTTCTTCCCGCATGCGGGCTTTCCCGGTTGGCCTGATGCCTTCCGGGTGGTTGGGGGTGGGGGTGGGGGATGCCTCAGTCGAGGCCGTAGAACCTGCGCAGACCCTCTGCGTGTGCAGCGAGGCGGGCGGGGTAGGTGTTCTTCGCGGCGGGCTTGGTGGTGCAGCCGTCAGAGCAGCAGTCGGGGCCACATCCGCAGTCCGGTCCGCACGCATCGCCGCCCGTGCAGTTGGGGGGGCAGCACCCGCCACAGGTGGGCAGGAATGCCTGCGGGTCCTCGGTGTCCTCGAGTGCGATCGAGTCGGCCAGCCCTGCGGCCACGGCCTCCTCGGCGGAGTACCAGGACTCGGCGAGCATGGCGGTGCGCCAGTCGGCCACCTTGCCGCCAGACTTCGCCGCGTAGACCTCGGCGATGCTGTCGGAGATCCGGTCGAGCAGGTCGGCACACTTGCGCATGTCGCCCGCGTTGCCGACCTCGAGCCCCATCGCGTCGTGGATCATCAACTGCGACTGCGGCCCCATGATCAGGGTGTCGGCAGAGCAGGCGATGAAGCTGGCCGCGCTGGCTGCGATGCCGTCCACGATCACGACGACTTCTGCGGTGTGGGCGCGGAGCATGTTCATGATGGTCACGCCCTCGAACACGACGCCGCCGGGGCAGTTGACGTGGAGTTCGATGGTGGTCGTGTCGGCGGGCAGCGTCGCCAGTGCGTTGGCGAACTCCTTCGCGGACACCCCCCAGTCGCCACCCCAGTCGTCGATCGGGTCGTACAGGCGCAGGATCGCGGTGCCTGCGCCGGCAGACTCCACGGGCATGTAGTTGAGGACCGACGCACGGGTGCCCGGCTTCGGAATGGAATCGCGGAAGCGGTAGTTCATCAGGCTCCTTCGGGGGGTGTGGCGGGGGTGCCGTCAGTGGTGCCGAGGCCGCCCATGTTGAGCGGGCGGTAGCGGACATCGCCGCCATCAACGGGGGGCAGTTCCTCGAACCGGCGGATGTCGTTCGTGGAGAACACGCCCATGTCCCACATCTGCTTGTAGAAGGCGCCGCGGGCAGCCGAGTCGCCACGGAGCAGACCCTCGACGGAGAAGCGGGCATACACCGGCTCCGGGGTGATGAGCTTCGTGAAGCGCTGCTCGAACCGGGTCAGCCAGGACCGCAGTGTGTAGACCAGGAAGCCGATGCCCTGCTGCTCGATGCCGCTACCCCAGCTCGTCGTCTTGTCGACGTCCATGAGCATGTGCGGGGGCACGCCGAACCAGCGCGCGATCTCGTCAATCTGGAAGGCGCGCGTCTCAAGGAACTGCGCATCCTCCGGCGGGATCGTGAGCTGCTGATACTTGAGGCCGCCGTCGAGGAAGATCGTGTCGAACGCCTTGTCCAGCCCGGAGCGCTTCTGCTTCCACTCAGCCGAGAGCGCCTTCATCTGCTTCTCATTGAGGCTGCCCTCGGTGGTCACGATGCCGGTGGAGAGTGCACCGTTCGCGAACAGGCGGGCGCCGAACTCCTCAGCGGCCAACGCCAAGCCGAGACCCTGACGTGCGGCCTGAATCGCAGACAGGCCCCTGAGTCCGTCGTAGCCGAAGCCGGGGATGTGGAACACGCGCGCCCGGTCGTTGGTGCCACGCATGTCGGCATCGACGAACTCGCCCGGCATGCCGTCGATCGTGTAGACCTTGTCGCCAGCCTCGGTGCGTTTCGGCCACACGCGCGACGGGTGCAGCGGGATCAGCGTCGGCTGGTTCTTCATGTTGAAGCTGAGGAACAGGTAGGCGTTGCCCCACAGCAGGACGTGGGTCGTGATCAGTTCCATCAGCTCGAACTGCGTCATGTCGGGGTGGGGATTGGCGAGCAGGGTCGCGGCGCGGCCACTGGTGACCATCACGCGCGAGTCGCCGTCTGCACGGTAGGCGTGGATGGGCAGCGCCGCGATCGTGCCTGCGATCAGGTTCACGGCACGCCAGACAGCGGCGATGGTGAGTGACTTCTGCTCGTTGACGAACGGGCCGGCGTTGGTGTGCCCGCCACCGTTGATGTACTTGACGACCTCCTGCGAGGAGATCGGGATCAGCGGGTTCTCCAGCGAGTTGCGGACTAGTGGAGCGAATCGGCTCACTTCACCTCACCCCCTTCTGGCTTGCTCGGTTCGGGTGTGAGTGCGTCCGTTCGGATCAGCAGGGCGCCGGCAGTGATGGCCAGGGGGGCGAACGCGACCAGCGCCCACAGCCACGACGCGAGCAGCCAGACGGCCACGACGATGGCCGCACAGCCGAGGACGACGAGGGTGATTCCGAGGTTCTCCATGGGACCTCCGTTCACCAGATGTGCGGACCGGAACCTGCCGAGATGGCCAGCCATGCGGCGGCAGTTGCAGCAACGAGCGGGGTGATGTCTGCGGTGGACTTCATGCGGCCCCACGTCCACAGGCCCTCGTCCGAGTTACGTTTCGCACCCGCGCCAGCGGCGAGGGTCAGGTTGCGCTGTCCGATGTGCACGATCTCGTCCGTGCCGAGCCGGGTCACCAGCGAGACACACGCCTTCGCATAGTCGGAACGCTTCATCAGTTCGAC